TAATTGCAATAATGGGATTAATTGCTGAATTAATATTGTTGGTGCCACAGCATTAACACGTAAAACTTCTTCAATCTCCTTTTGTTCTAAATCATGGATTTTGAGTTGCCATGAATTACTAAGATCAGAGGTCACAAATTTTGCATCACCATATCTATTTTTTTGAACAGCAATCTGCTTGTTCTTTTCTCTCACCCTAATTGTTTGAGCCGCACAATTTACTAAGATATCTAAACGACCAAAATGGGTTCGTAACCAGTTCTCTAATTCCTTAATATCTTTGATTAGATCAAGTTTATCCAAATCCATAGAATTTGGATAAAAATTAATTCTTTTTTTCCAGAGCTCAAAATCACTATATCTTTCGAAAAGCTGCATGGCTTCCAATGGATATCTTGTAGTGCCAACAACAATCGCTCCGGCTCTCAAAAGTTTTAGAAGTATTTGATGACCCAACTTTGTCCTTGCTCCAGTAACAAGAGCTACACGATCAGACAAATCTCTGGTAAAATGTCGGAATTTCTGAAACTGTAAACCGCATTTGATGCAACTGAAAACATATACTGGATGTAATGTGTCTACTTTCGTATTACATCCATAACAATTAAACCATTGTCCTTTAGGCAATATTATTCTCTTCTTGTTAAGAGGTACTCTCATTTCATATTCATATAATTCATGACATGTGGATAATTGATGTCGAGTCACTATGGAATTTTTATCATGAGGCACAGCTTTGCATATGTATTCTTGTGAAGCCTGAATTCCATCAGAAATATTTTGTATTAGTGTCACCTCTGGATTTTCCTGACTTTTCTTTTTTTTCCCTAGTTGCTGCGATTTTGAGTCAATATATATGAAACCCAATAATATAGTAATGGTAGGAATTATGAATTTTAGGACATACAAGATAATATAAATGGTTGATTCTATCATTTGTCACTTCAAAATAATGAATGATTTATATTAAATAAATAATCACTTCATTATTTCAATTTATATTATAAATATTAAAGAATCTAAGAGTCTCTACATAACAAGCCATATAGAGAAATGACGAGATTAGGGCAAAGAATGACCGCCAACGGGATTTGCACCACGTGTCTGCTGGATTAGAAGTTCCGCCGCTTTACTTTTAAGCTATGGCAGCTATTTATATGATTTATGTGATACTTGTATGTGAATATCCGTTCCCTCACAATTTTTGTGCTCAATAATCATTATGGATACATTTTTCGTGTTGACTGGATGCTGTTTAATAAAGTTTTAGTATAGCTCTTGCATTATCTGAATTGTTGATGTTATGTTGATGTTATGTTGATGACTAATTTGAAAATCGTTTCAATTTTTTACTCCATTACTTAGAGATGATTTAGGGTTTTTGTTAAAGCCACACATTTTTTGACACGATACTATTATATGATTGTTTCCCGATAGTGATAGCAGCTCTACTATGATAGTGCCCATAGTAAATTTCGTATATCTTCCTTTTTTACTTTGGTATTTCTAATTGGTCAAAATAGTTGTAACCCCAAGCCACACAACTATCATCCTCTAATAATCCCAGCGAATGGCTAAGACCTGCACTTATCGCTATAAATCTTTTATCTACTTTTGGTAGATTTAATAGTATGCCAGGTTTTCCCCAAACCACACATGTGCCATCATCTAATATACCTAGTGAATGATTATGACCCGCACTTACCGCAATAAATTTTTTATCTACTTTTGGTACGTCTAATTGTTTATCACTATTACAACCCCAAGCCACACATCTGCCATTCTCTAATAGGCCTAAAGAATGCTACCCCCCTGCACTTATCGCTATAAGCCTCTGTTCTACTATTGGTACATCTATTTGACCAGTTTCAACCAAGCCACGTGTATTTTGGCCCCAAGCCACACATGTACCATCCTCTAATAATCCCAGCGAATGGCTAAGACCTGCACTTATCGCTATAAATCTTTTAGCTACTTTTGGTACATCACAAACTGAATAGTCGTCGTAACCCCAAGCCACACAGCTGCCATTCTCTAATAGGCCTAAAGAATGCCAGCCCCCTGCACTTATCGCTATAAACCTCTGTTCTACTCTTGGTACATCTATTTGGTTACAATCATTGAGACCCCAAGCTAGACATATACCGTCCTCTAATAGGCCTAATGAATGGAGACCACCTGCGCTTACCTCTATAAATCTCTTTTCTACTTTCGGTACATCACAAACTGAATAGTGGTTGATACCCCAAGCTACACATTTGCCATTCTTTAATAAGCCCAATGAATGCTCACCTGTGCTTATATGATTCATATTGTATTCTAATTAGATAGCTTATCTTGGCCTAAGTATTTCATTTTTTCCCTCCTATTTGCCCAAATGTGTGAGTATTGGCGTAGCTTACCTTAGCTTAGTCAAAGTATTTTAGGATATAAACTTATTATATTTAGGGGGTTGGAGTTACACACGATGCCAAACACGATGCCACCGCAGCTGATGTACATACCCCCCAACAAATAGCAGCCCAAGGACCACATGCAGGAGCACTTCCAGTGCAATATGTTAGTGCCCAACTGGTACAGGTTGTACAGAGAATTGGTCCAGATTGAACCAGACCAATAAAAAGTAGTAGTAAAAGAAATAACATTCTTTCCTTTTTCTTGTTATTAGATTGAATGAAAAGATAAATATTTCAATTTTTATTTATAATAAGGATGCTGGTAATTCTGATTAATTAATCTATTTACTTTTAATTACAAATATAATTAAATGTTTTGGGTTCTGCCTGGTGGAATTTAACCTACCTTCTCGGGATTATGGGTCACCGCGCTCTAACGTTAAGCTAAGACAGATCAGAAAGAGGGGTTCCTGGGAATTAAACCCAGATCTACAAATTTGCGATAAGTCGCTCTATCATTGAGCTAAAACCCCCTATTTATAGGGAAATAAGGGTTCTGCCTGGTGGAATTTAACCTACCTTCTCGGGATTATGGGTCACCGCGCTCTAACATTAAGCTAAGACAGATATCTAATTTAAGATAAGAAAGAGGGGTTCCTGGGAGTTAAACCCAGATCTACAAATTGGAGATAAGTCGCTCTATCATTGAGCTAAAACCCCCTATTTTATAGGGAAATAAGGGTTCTGCCTGGTGGAATTTAACCTACCTTCTCGGGATTATGGGTCACCGCGCTCTAACATTAAGCTAAGACAGAATCTAATTTAAGATAAAAATAAGTTTTATTTATATGTATTCGCCAGGATTCGAACCTTGAGACTTGCGCGTGGGAGGCGCATATGATAACCATTTCACCACGAATACGCTATGTATTGTTTATGTTTATTTTTAATGTATTCGCCAGGATTCGAACCTTGAGACTTGCGCGTGGGAGGCGCATATGATAACCATTTCACCACGAATACTATAAGCCATTATCGACACCAACATGGACTTGCACCAGTATTTCGTTCGTTGAATACAAACGCACATTACTAATTATGTTACAGTGTCTAATTTTGCTGTATTTTATGTATTCGCCAGGACATCGAACCTTGAGACTTACGCGTGGGAGGCACATATGATAACCATTTCACCACGAATACTTATAAGTAATAAGTTAACCTTTGGGTCTTCCTAATCAACTTCGGGAATACTTTATTATCTTCACCCCTGCCAGAGTCGAACTGTGCAATTCTAGTGCTGCGAACTAGTGTGATAACCTTTTCACTAAGGGATGTCTGTATTTGTTAAGAGAGCTTGAGATATATTTTTGTTTGCGCGAACAGGTTATTTTTATTTCATTTTTTTGCTCGGCCTTGAGCTTCTGTAACTTCTCAAGGCTCTTAGGTTTCAAAATGTGGACGTACAAGTGTTGTTACAAAACCGGTCCAAAGAAGGTCCAAAGAAGGTTTAAAGAAGGTCCAAAGAAGGTCCAAAGAAGGTCCAAAGAAGGTCCAAAGAAGGTCCAAAGAAGGTTTAAAGAAGGTCCAAAGAAGGTCCAAAGAAGGTCCAAGAAGGTCCAAAGAACCATCCAAAAAAGCATTAAAAGCTGAAATGAGCCTATGTGAAGAATCACAGGAAGCTTAAGAGGTCCAAGATCCATTCTTTATCTGACGTAGAACCTCGGACCCCAAATCAGCCTCCTTCCAATCTTTAGGCTTAATAACCTTTCCATCCTCTCTCTTATGAAAGAGATTATCCTCATGTCTCTTATTCATATTGGCTTCATGTACTAAATCCAGGATGCGGTCAATATTGTATCCTTGTTTCGTACAGAAATCTAATATGTAATACATAATATCGACGACGGCATCCATTTGGGCTTCGATAATTCCTGATTCTACTTCTACTTTGTTATCAGTTTGTTTAGTCTCTGGTTTGGTCTCTGGTTTGGTCTCGCGATTCTTTTTATTATCTTTGTTATCTTCCTTAACTTCTTTAGGGTTTGGGGAGGCTATTGATGCCATACAAGGTATCTTGCTACTAGGAAGATCTAAATCCTCAACAATTTCGTGCATAATCTGTTTAACACCAGCTGTTTCTGGCTCAATAGTAAGCAACATCTCCAAAAGCTCACTCATAACCATCTTTGAAATGAATTTAACCTTATCAGCGTGAGCTAAGACGGGTCGATCTGGGTAAACTATAGGAGGTCGATCGGATCCATCAGCTAATTTAGGGTAAACAGCATTGGCAGCTCCTAAGGTAAATTCGCGTACAATTTCTTGTGCTTTAAAAGAAGACATTTATGTTATGTAGTTATAACGTTATGGTGTTAAGGGTTTATAATCGATCAATTTTATTTAGCATCACTCGATCTGAGACATACCCAATCTGATGAGTGTACCAAATAAAAATTTTCGCTGCATGTAATTTACTGAGAGTGTCAAAGAGCAAGGAATTCGGCGCACCACTATTATATATAAAAAGTGAATAATTTGGATATAGATAGATCTAAAATGTCTTATCCAACATACCCAGAACCATGGCTACTAATACTAATCCTCGTCTCCGTCAGATAACCACAAGATTGATTACATCAAGTCAGATTACCCCAAGTCTGATGACCTCAAATCCAGGACCTACGGCAGGTACTACTCCGTTTGTGGTAACGAGTACTAAGAAAGATCCTAATCTTATTAACATAACTCAAAGTGTTAAAAATCTGAATCCACTCTGTTATGATCAGAGGCTACGAGAGTCAAAATCTCGGGTGCTCCCATTACACTATAGATTCTGGAAACACAAGGGATTGAACCTTGGCTACGACACTCAGAATGTCGTGTGCTACCATTACACCATGTTTCCTATTTTCATATCCTCATGCGCTTAGTCGAAAAGCGGTCTTCTCCTTTACAGGGAGCTGTTCTACCGTTGAACTACAAGAGGTAATGTTTTATTGGATAAGGGACTTGATGTAATCGAAACACCGTCTTGCCAGTCTGCTGCCAGCAGCTTTACCACTAAGCTAAAGTCCCAAAAGGGCAACTACCTGGATTTGAACCAGGACGAACCGGTTCAAGGCCGGTTATGCTTACCAATTACATCATAGTTGCTTTATCCTCCAGCCTCGAATCGAACGAGGAATTGCCCGGCTACAACGGGATGTTTTGCCTTTAAACTACAAGAGGTAAGGAAACGATAGGAGTTGAACCTATTACCTAAGGCTCTGCAGGCCCTTGCACCACCGTCGTGCTGCGTTTCCTTCTAAACTCTGATAACACTGGGACTTGAACCACGGTGGGGTTTGCGCGCAAAAACAATCTCCCCAGTACCATACCAAATACCCATTATCTAATGCCTCAAGACCGATTCGCACGATCATCTCCCG